TAAAAATGAAAAACTACGCGACTATGCAGGAGTGTAATTTTCGGGATAAGCAACTCAAAAAGCTTATAGGAGAAAAAAATGGCTAGAACAGGATCATTTTTAAGCGGACCTACTGGAGTACATGGTACTCAAAAGATTCGTAAACATAAACTAAAAAGAGGACTCACCAGAGACTTAAACTCAGCAGCAGGAACTTTTGTTAATACAAAAAGTCCTCTTAGTGGTCCAGGCGGATTCTATGGTGCAGCACCTAAACCAATCGGCCCAAGATTTGGCAAGATTACAAGACCAAAAGCAGCTAGATTTGGTAAAAAATCAGCTGGAAGAATATTACCTCGTAGGAGATAATCATGCCACGTAAACGTGACCCACGGCTAAAAAGAGCAGGTGTAAGAGGATTCAATAAGCCCAAGCGAACACCTGGCCACCGTACTAAATCGCACATTGTAGTAGCGAAAGTAGGTGGCAAAATCAAAACTATACGTTTTGGACAACAAGGCGCAAAAACTGCTGGTAAACCAAAAGCAGGAGAGTCAGCTAGAATGAAAAGGAAAAGAGCTTCCTTCAAAGCTAGACATAGAAAAAATATTGCTAGAGGCAAGATGTCAGCAGCTTATTGGGCAAATAAAGTAAAATGGTAAAAAGGAGATAATATGGGATTACCCACAATAGACGGAAGAAGAATGTGGTTAGATGAAAGTCAATTACATGCTAATAATTTCTTAACTACAATGTTAGATGTTGAAAATAAACGAACCTTATCAAAAGCAGAAAAGAACTTAAAACAGATGTCTGCCTCCTTTTTATATCTTTACGAAAAAGCTACAGAAGCCGGACTTCTTAATGAAGACGATGATTTATTAAACTTTTTTAACGAGACCATACATTGATAACACTAAGCAGAAAAGACATACTTAGCGATGAGCTAATGTCTTTTGATGAAAATAAATTCATAAAATTACCCATAGATGGGTACATGGACTTACTAGGAGTAATTCCTAATAGTTCTCAAACAGCATTAATCAATGCTATTAATAATCCTAAATATCGTTTTGTTTGTGCTGCGATTTCTCGTAGACAAGGTAAAACTTATATTGCAAATATAATAGGTCAATTAATCACCTTAGTACCAGGTTCTAATGTACTACTGATGTCCCCCAACTATTCATTATCTCAAATTTCTTTTGAATTACAAAGACAATTAATTAAGCACTTCGATCTAGAAGTTACTCGAGATAATGCAAAAGATAAAGTTATTGAGCTCTCAAATGGCTCTACAATACGTATGGGTTCTGTTAACCAAGTGGACTCGGTTGTGGGTAGATCTTATGATCTCATCATATTCGACGAAGCAGCCCTTGTTGATGGCAAGGATGCTTTCAATGTTGCGCTCAGGCCTACACTAGACAAACAAAATTCTAAAGCAATCTTTATATCTACTCCAAGGGGTAGAAATAACTGGTTTGCAGAGTTTTGGCATAGAGGATTCAGTGATGAGTTTCCAGAATGGGCATCTGTTAGAGCAACTTACCATGAAAATCCACGATTATCAGAATCTGATATAACAGAAGCTAAAAGAACTATGTCAGAAGCTGAATTTAACCAAGAATACATGGCAGATTTTAATGTATTTGAAGGACAAGTATGGGCATTTGACCATGAAACACAGATTATGGACTTATCTGAACTAGAAACCAAAAGAATGGATATATTTGCAGGAATGGACGTAGGATATAAAGACCCCACCGCGTTCTGCGTTATTGCATATGACTGGGAAGAACAAAAATTCTACTTAATAGATGAATATTTAGATTCCGAAAGAACAACAGAACAACACGCAATAGAGATTCAGAAACTTATTAATAAATGGAACATAGATTATATTTATATTGACTCTGCAGCTCAACAAACACGATTCGATTTCGCACAAAACTATGATATTTCCACTATTAATGCCAAAAAGTCAATACTAGATGGTATAGGATGTGTGGCTACTGTAGTAGATAACAATCAATTATTTGTGCATCAAGCATGTAAAGAGTCTTTACTATGTTTAGACCAATATCAGTGGGATCCCAATCCTAATTTATTAAGAGAAAAACCTAAACACAATTATGCTTCTCACATGGCAGACGCCCTACGGTATGCAATATATTCGTTTGAAACAAGTGCCACTACATTCTAATTATACCTATCAAAAATAGTTCTTGACATGAGTTTAAAATTACGATATAATTCTATTATACGAGTAGGTTTATGACTTTAAGAAGAGATTTAGTTAAATATGTTCGTGACAAGGCCAAGTCTAAATATAAAAAAGAAACGCATTGTTACATTTGCGGAAGTACAGAGAATCTGGACTTTCATCACTATAACGGATTAACCGAGTTATTAGAATGGTGGATGAAAAAACAAAACATCACCATAAAAACTGAAGAAGAAATACTAAGGCTTCGAGAACAATTTATAGAAGAAAATAAAGAAGAAGTCTACAACCAAGCTGTTACTTTATGTCATATGCACCACATGAGATTGCATAACATTTATGGTAAACGACCAAAGTTGATAACAGCAAAGAAACAACAACATTGGGTTAAAATACAGAGACAAAAATATGGCATGGTATGATAATATATTAGGAATAAAACGTGAGGAAAAAGAAAATCCTGCGCAATATGTAATATCACGTGACCAAGGCCTTACTATTGATTCTCGTGAGCATGTTGGTAACTATAGACAGGCATACGAAACATTAGAAGTAGTAAATAGAGCGGTCAACATGATTGTGGATGACTCTGCTGAAATACCTTATGATGTTGGAGAAAAAATTGTAGGCATATCTCCTATAAAAAAGGAAATAAGAAGAACAAGAGTAGACTTACTTTTAAACAAAGAACCAAATCCATTTCAAGATGTAAGCACATTTAAAAGAAATCTTTTGATAGATTTACTGATTGATGGAAATATATTTGTTTATTTTGATGGTAGACATCTTTATCATCTTCCAGCGGAACACATAACTATACATAGTGATGAAAAAACTTATATTGAAAAGTTTACTTATGACCACAGTATAGATTATAAGCCTTCAGAAATCATACATATTAAAGAAAACAGTTTTAACTCTATTTACAGAGGAGTTCCTAGACTTAAACCAGCTTTCAGAACAATGCAATTACTTGCAAACATGAGAAAGTTTCAGGATAACTTCTTTAAAAACGGAGCAGTACCAGGATTGGTACTAAAATCACCAAACACTCTTTCTGAGAAAATTAAAGAAAGAATGTTACAAGCATGGGTTGCTAGATATAACCCATCCTCCGGTGGTAGAAGACCATTATTTTTGGATGGTGGTCTAAGTGTGGAAAACTTAACAGAAGTCAACTTCAAAGATTTAGACTTCCAAGAAGCTATTGCAAATAATGAAAAGATAATTTTAGAAGCAATGGGTGTTCCACCAATTTTGATGGATAGTGGTAATAATGCAAACATTAGACCAAATCATCGACTATATTATTTAGAAACCATACTACCAATTACTAATAAAATTAGGTATGCTTTCGAGAGATATTTCGGTTTTAAACTAGATGAAGATGTAAGTAATGTACCTGCTCTTCAGCCTGAGTTAAGAGACCAAGCAGCTTATTATGCTACACTTGTTAACACAGGTATTATGACACCGAATGAAGCAAGGGAGGCATTAAGACTTGAAGCAGTTGAAGGGTTTGATCAACCAAGAGTTCCTGCAAATATCGCAGGTTCAGCCGTCAACCCAGAAGAAGGTGGTAGACCACAAGAGACCCCACCAAGCGAGGAATAATAATTATGACAAAAGATATGATGACAAAGGCTTTATCCGATTTCATGGCGTCAAAAGGCGTTGAAACAATGGATTTAATCACATATAAAAGTTTTGGCAATGATGTACCTGTAAAAGATTTTATGCTTAGAAGAGCATTTGGATCTTGGAACAGAGTATTAGGCGTTGTTAAAAAAAGATATCCTGTCCAAGTAGTAGTGAAGGAAGTACCTAAAAAAGTAACTCCTAAAAAAGTATCTACTAAAAAGGAAGTTAAAGATGTCAAAAAGTAACGAAAAGATATATCAATGGACTAGCACTTTTAAATCATTAGGTGAAACTGATGATGGTGGAATTAATATAAAAGGTTCTGCAAGTACAAACGGACTAGACAGAGCTGGAGATATTATCGAGAGCGAAGCATGGATGAAAGGCGGATTGGAAAACTTTAAAGGTAATCCAATTATTCTTTTTAATCATGACTATAATAAACCAATTGGCAGAGCCACTGGTTTAGAAGTGACCGATACTGGACTAGAAATATCTGCAAAGATATCTAAAGCAGCCGGCGATATTACTCAATTAGTTAAAGATGGTGTTCTCGGAGCATTTTCAGTCGGATTCAGATGTAAAGATTCTGAATATATGACCGAAACCGATGGATACAAAATAAAGGATGCGGAACTTTTTGAAGTTTCTGTAGTATCTGTACCTTGCAACCAAGGGGCAACTTTTGGACTAGCAAAGTCATTTGATAGTATGGAAGAATACAGAAGTTACCAAAAAGAAATTTTACAGGCTAACTCAACCGCAGCAGCAGACGCTGTTAAAATTGAGCAGCCAAGCGAGGAGAAATCCTCATCAACGGAGACTGATATGTCAGAAGAAAAAAAATCTCCTGAAGTCGCTTTTGACCTTGAATCATTTGCTAAAGAAGTAGCGGAAAAAACTGCAACTTCTATCGCTATGAAACAAGCCGAGCAAAAAGCTAAAGAGCAGAAAGAAATGGAAGAGAAATCTTCTATTGAAGCTGCAGAAAAAGCTGCTCAAGAAGTGAAACAGGAAGAAACAAAAACTATAGTGGAAGCTGGTTTAACAGGAGCTGAAAAGCTAATGAATGACCTAGAAACTAGAGTTAACGAAAAGAACGAAGACTTAAAAACAGTAGTCGATAGCCTAGAAAAGCAACTTGCAGAGAAATCTGAAGAAATCATGAATATTCGTGAGTCTAAAAGACATTTTGCTGACAGAGGTAATGGCGACTGGAAAAAAGACTTTGAAAACGATATTATTGATGCAAAATTTGCTGGTTTAGCTACTGGTAAAGGATGGGACAATGATTATGCAAAATCATTAATGGAAAAAGTTAACGCACATAGTGGTGTTGGCGTTTCATCAGCAGATTTTGAACAAGTCGTTTCAACAAATATTGAAAGAGATATTCAAAATGAGCTAGTACTAGCACCTCTATTTAGAGAAATTGCTATGACTTCAGCTAATATGATTATCCCAATCATGCCAGATAGCGGTTATGCTGAATTTGCTTCAGCTCAAACAGCTGCAGGTTCAAGCCCACATGGTAACTTAGCTCAAAGAGGCGACTCTTTAGGTTCACCATATGGTGGAGTTGACTTAACAGAAAGAACTCTTTCTACAGTAAAACTTATTTCACAATCATACTTAGGTAATGAAACTGAAGAAGATGCAATCATGCCAATCCTTCCTTTAATTAGAGAGTCAATGGTAAGATCACACGCAAGAGGTATCGAAAATGCAATCTTAGCAGGTAACCACGATAATGGTGTTTACACTTCAGGTGCATTTGCTGGGCTATTAAACATGGCTGACGGCGATAACCACGAAACTTCAGACGGTGCATCAGGTTTCGCAGCAACTGATGCAGTTACTGCAGCAGACTTACTCGGAATGAGAAAGAATATGGGTAAATATGGAATCAACCCTTCAGAAGTTGTATATATCGTATCACAATATGTGTATTATAACTTACTAGAAGATGCTGAGTTCTAAGACGCTAACCTAGTTGGCGACATGGCTACTAAGCTAAATGGAGAAATTGAACAAGTATTTGGATCAAGAGTACTCATGTGTGATGAATTTGCTACTAAAGCAGCTGGCAAATACGGAGCTATCGCAGTATACCCAAGAAACTATGTAATGCCAAGATTAAGAGGCGTTACTATAGAATCTGACTACGAAGTAGCTAATCAAAGAAGAGTCCTAGTGGCTTCTCAGAGATTAGGATTCACTGACTTAATTGACGGTGCAACTTCTAAGTGGGCATTTGCTTATAAAGGTGCTTAATACCTAAAATACGGTTTTTGGTGGGTTACCTATAACCCACCCTTTTTAACTATGGCAGACTTAATAACAGTATCAGAATATAAAGACGCAGAAGGCCTTCGAGGAGAGAAGGACGACGATCGTTTAGCTGTTATAGTACCTCAGGTATCTGATTTAGTTAAAAAGTATTGTGGAATATCATTCCTAGACTATTTTAGTACAAGTAAAGTAGAAACATTTAGTATTAATGATGAAAATAGTACTACTCTAGTTTTAAGTGAAAGTCCTTTAGTATCCGTTAGTAAAGTTGAAGAAAGAACAACTTACTCGGAAGCTTATCAAGAACTTACAACAGGAAACTATGAATATTATGTAGATACAGAAAGCGATGCAGTAATCAGAACAAATATACAAGGACTACCTAGACCTTGGGCAAGAGGAGTAGGAGCAGTAAAAATAACATATACTGCTGGATATGCTACAACTCCAAAAGATTTACAACTGGCTTTATTTGATTTAATTAACTACTATATGAAAGACGAACATAAAGAAAGAAGAACATTAGGGGGAGCACAAGTGCAAAACCAAGGAACTTCTGGAATTAGAGATAATTC